CTCGACGTAGTGCCACCCCTTCGGGGATCTCACTGACCGGCGTGCCGGCGTCGATCCACTGCACCTCGCCGGTGTCGGGGTCGACGTACTTGACCGGCGGATTGAGGTCGACCCTGCCGATCCCTGCCTTGTCGGCAGCGAGCGCGGCGAACGTGTCGCTGTCCAGGTTGCGCTCGATGATCTGCTCTTTGCGCAGCGCGGCATGCACCCGCTGGTTGATCGATGCCGCCGCGTCACGGTCGATCGTCAGCTGGGTGAGGGCGACGACACCCTTGCGGTACTCCTTCTGCACCTCAGACATCGGCGGCGACTTGACACCCGCCTTGCCCGACTGCTGCTGGGCCTGCTTGGCGACGCGCGAGGCGTCGAGCCACTGCTGCTCGGCCATCTTGAAGGCCGGCTCGATGTGCGCCAGCCGTTCGGACAACTCCTGGTACTGCGCATCGAGCTGGTCGAACGCAGCAGCAGAAGCGGCCTGCAACCGTGCCGCGTTCTCGGCGTACTCGAGCGGCTCCGAGGCCAGCGCATCACGCTGTGCGGACAGCATCGCCTGGGCGGCGAGCAGACCCTTGAGCTCTTCACGCATCGGCGCGTCGAGCGTGTCCATCGTGTCGACGAGCTTGCGCAGGTGCGCTTCCATCGGACCGTGCAGTGCGGTGATGCCCTCGTCGCGCTGCTTCTTCACGGCAGCGACCAGCTGCTGGCCAGCCGACAGCTTGGTCTTGATCGTCTGGTGCGCGTCGACGTTCAGCTTGCGCGTCGCCGCGGCGTCGACGATCTCTTTGAGCACGCTGTCGTCGTCGGCGTAGCGCACCAGACCGCGTGCCTGGTTGGCGAGGTAGAGCAGCCCGCCCGCCTCGCCGACGCTGCCGGCCATCGACTTCGAGTAGCGGGCGGTGATGTTGGAGATGTCGTCGTCGAGCAGTTTGAACGCAGCCTCGGGCACAGCCTTGGCGAACTGCTCGTTGATCTCACGGATCGAGCCCTCCTTGAACTCCATCCGCACGCCGTTGATCACGTAGACACGCGGCTTGCCGTCTTCGCCTGCGCCGACGAGCTTGCGCTGCATCATGTGCGGCGTCAGGTCGTCGAAGTCGATCTCTTTGAACAGCTGATTGTGGAACGCCTTGCCCTCGGGGGTGTTGCGAATCCACGCCATCCCCTCGTCGGTGAAGACGTGGGGGATGTAGTTGGGGAAGTTGGGGCGCTGCAGCCCCTCCTTCTCCATAAGGTCAGCGGCCATGTCGTAGTAGCGGTTGAGGGCCGTGCCGCCGACCGTCTCGGCCTCGTGCACCATGTCCTGCAGGCCCTTGTGTCCGTACTCGGAGACCAGCCGGTTCCATTCGGCGGACAGCTGCCCGACCACCTTGTTGGCGGCGAGGCCGGCACCCTTGCGGTAGTTGACGAGGGCCGCGGCGACACCGAAGCTGACGTCGCCACGCCCGGTGAGGATCTTGCCGATGGCGTCTTGCAGTCCACGCTCGGAACGCCAGTAGCGCATCGTCGACATTGGACGCGTCGAGGTGATGGCGTTGCGGGCGCGGGCAGTGGCCCCGCCGATCGCCTGCTCGATCGGACCGGTGCCAGGGATGCGCACACGGGAGTCGACGAACGGCAAGCGGAACGAGTAGCCGCGATCCAACAGCTGCTCGGCACCATCGGTGGCCAGGTTGATCGCCCGGCGCTCGGTGTTGTCGAGCGCCTGCAGGCCGATGCGCCCAGTGCGCGCGGCGATCTCCGGGGCGACACCGGCACCGTACGCTCGAGCTGCCAGGTTGACCCGGGCCCGCGCCCCGGTACCGGCGATCACACCGGAGCCGGTCAGGTAGTTGAGCGGGTCCATCGCCAGGTCGCCGGCGAGGCCGATGCCGCGGTCCAACCACTTGTTGCCGGTCGATGCGACGATGTCGCCGAACCCGAACGTCGGGTCGTTGAACTGGTTCCACCAGTCCGACCAGCTGGCGTCACCATCGGTGCGGCTCTCGGCGTTCAGGTTGAGGGCGTCGAGACCTTCAGCCAGCGAGGCAGCGATGAACCGTCGTGGTCGGTCGAGGACGTCGAGAGCTCCGAAGATGGCTTTGCCGGGCACCGAGTTGGCGACGGTCCCGAGCACACCCTGCCAGCCACCGGGCTCTTCGGGTTCCTGCTCCCGCGGGGGCCCGGAGAGACGATCCAAGATGTCGTCGAGCGCCGTGCGTCCACCGCCAGGCTGCTCGGGTGCCGTGTAGCCAGGCAGCGGTGCGCTCTGTCCCAGGGCGAACTGCCCAGTCCGTTGACCCGGCATGGTCGGTGCCTGCTGACCACCCAAGATGCGCTGAGCGGTGCCGGCATTGGCAGTACGGCCCGGCGGGCGAGCGAGTCGTTGCGTCGGTGAGTACACCGACACCCCGCGCCGCGGTGGGTTCCACGCCCGGTTGGCCTGTTCCTGCAGGGATGCCATCAGTACGAGATCAGTCCAGGTTGTGCGCCGATCGGGATGCCAGCGTTGGCGACGTTCTGCACCCGCTGGGCGTACGTCTGCTGCAGCGGGGTAGCCCCCGACAGCCGGGCCCGGTAGACCGCGGCCATCGATTCACCGAAGCCGGACCCCCTGCCGTAGATCTGGTCGGCTGCCTGCTGGCGGGCGACCAGCGCATGGCTGCGCTCCTTGTACGCCTTCTTGAACCGGTTGCGTGAGTACGTGCGCATGTTGACGTTGCCCGTCGTCGGGTCGTACTCCCAGTCCTCTTCGGTGTTCTGTTGGGCCAGTCGCTTGCGCTCCTCGGCGGTGCGCTCACCAGTCCGCATCTCACCGGCGTGCGGCGGCGCACCCTGGCGCTGGGTCCACGGATCGTAGATCAGCGACGGCGTCCACATCGCCGCCGCCGATGACGGTGGCTCTTCACCAAGGTTCTCGCGCATCGTCTGCTCGGTCGCCTGCTGGGGTGCCCACGGATCGTAGATCGTGGTCGGAGGCCACATCGATGCCGGATGTGGTGGGCGAGTCGTTGAACGCTGGTCGTTGCCAGGCAACACCTGGCTGACCATTGCATCAATCATCGCTCGACCGCCACCGCTATAGGCGTAGGGCGGCGTCGGCTCCTCCCGCTCGGCGCGATAGCTCTCGTCACCGGGCTGGCGAGCAGGCTGCGCTCCAGGCTGGGCGTACGCCGGCACGCCCGGTCGCGGTGGCGCACCTTGACGCTGGGTCCACGGGTCGTAGATCAGCGTCGGTGGCCACATCGATGCCGCCGAAGGTGGACCCTGAGCCTGCTGCTGCAGGTAGTCGGGGCCACTGACCATGCTGTAGTCCGGCCCTGGTCCCTCGGCCTGCTGCTGCAGGTAGTCAGAAGCGCTGACCATGTAGTCCGGCCGCGGCCCTTGTTGACCGAGGATCTGGTTGCGCACGTCAGCATCCGGAGAGCGCCTGACGTTGTAGGGGGGAGCCTGGCGCGGATACCCCTCGGGGAATGGGCCCGGTTGCGTTTGCCCGGGTGCCGGCGGTCCGATCGGTGGCCCCGGTTCTTCGCCACTGAACACCCGCTGCAGCATCAGTTCGGCCTGCGCCGGCGTCAGCGTGCCCCGACCAATCCTCTGCTGGGTGGCGTTCGCTGGGACCCCGCCGCCCATCGGCACCGCACCCATGAAACCGCGCGCCTGGGGTACACCGTTGAGGTTGGCGGTACCTTCCAGCGGCGGCGGTATCGGCGGACGTCCACCAGCATCGAGCGCCACGTCCACCTCGTCGAAGTAGCGCAGCGCGGCTTGCTGATCAGCAGGTTGGAGCGTCGGGTAGACCTCGTCCAGCCACCGGTTGTAGACGTCGTCGTCGGTCGCCGCGTTCTCCAAGGTGAGCGCCTTCTCTGGCTCCTCGACCTCGGGTGCACTCGGGGACGGTTCCTCGTACCCGTGCGTACCACCAGGCAGGTACTCCTGTGGTAGTGGTTCACCGACCGTGCCATCGGGGTTGATCGTGTACGTCCAGTGCGGCGGCAGCTCATGGCCCTCGGCGATCAGCTGCTCGGCCAGCGGTGGAATCACCTGTGGATCGAGGATCGAAGGAGGTGGGATCGGTCCCTGCTCGGCCAGCGCGTTCGCTCTACCGGCCTGGATCATGTTCAGCTCTGCAGCAGTGGGTCCAGGTTGCTGGCGCACCCGTTCGTCAGCGGGGGTACCGCCACCGCCGCCGGCAGCTTCGGTTCCTGCCGGTGCCGGACCTACCGGTGGCGACCAGTTCTCGTTGGCCAGCATCGCCTGGTAGGCCTCTTGCAGCGCTGCGTTGTACGGCTCCAACGCCGCTTCTGATTCCAGCCACGCCTCGTCCTGGGCCTGCCACTCGGGTCCGAGGAACGACGCCGCGGTGTACTCCTCGAACGGGCTAGGCAGACCCAGCTCGGCGAAGTGCTCCATCTGTTCGGACGGTTCCTCGATGCGCTTGACCAGCTGGCCGTCGACCTCCATGATCTCGCCGCCGGGAACGATGGTGCCATCGGGCATCGTCACTGATCCGGTGCCACCGATCGGAGGGATCTTCGAGCGGATCTCATCGATCTCGTCAGCGGCCTCGGTGGCGACCGTCCAGTCGATTTCACCGGTCGGCACGCCATCGAAGTCGACCGCCGGGAAGAACGTCGCCAGCTCCTGGGCGAGCGGGCCTTCCGGGTCCTCCAACACCTTCGCCTGGATCTTGCGGATGGCGCTCCTCGGCGTGCCGCCACCCTGCAACTCGGCGGCGATCATCCCCTCGGGCGACTCGGGGGTGTTGATGTAGTTCTTCCACCGCTGGTACTCGGGCGAGTCGACGACCTCGTAGCTGACGGTCGGGGCGAACGCCTCCTGACTGAACGCACCGGAGCCACCGCCGGCCTGGAACAGCGGGTCGGCGAGCAGCTGGTTGACGTCTTGCAGCTGATTGAGCATCGCCGTCATCGAGTACGGGTCTCCTTCCAGATCGTAGGAAGGGACCATCCCGGCGAAGTTCTGCTGCTCGCCAGTGAGCATCGGGGCGAGCTCACCTTCTGCCTCGGCTTCGGGATCGGCGGCGTTCTGCGACGCGAGGTATGCCTCCAAGATTCGACGCACCGCGTCACCAGAGCCGTAGGTGTTGCTCATCGCGCGCCTTGACCCCACTGGCGGAGCAGGTTCTGGATGCCAGCGAGGTTGACGTTCGACCCCGCCGAGCTACCGATCATCTCGAGCAGCGGCTGCAACCGGGTGGAGATCAGCTCGTTGCTCTGCTGCCAGTTGCCCTGGCGCTGCTGGTTGGCGATGTCCTGGTTGCGCATCAGCGCCTCACGCTGCCACTGCTGTCGCATCAGGCTGTTCTGATAGTTGCGCTCGTTGGCCTGCTGCTGCCACTGGTCGTACGCCCGGGTGCGCGCCTGGTTGATCCCCGCACCGAGGCCGCGGACCTGGGCACCGAGCCCTTGCTGGGCGGTGTTGGTGTTGAGCGCCACCTCGTTGAGACGGGAGTTCTGGGAGGACTGGTCGGCGGCGGCAAGCACGTTCAACAGGTTCTGGAACGACGCCTGGTCGCCTGCTGCGGCCTGGTTCACGTCGGTCGCGGCCTGCTGATTGCCGCCGCCGCCAGCGGTCTGCTGCAACCCCACTCCGACTGGGGCTGTTTGCGGACCTTGAGCTACCGGCGTGTTGGCATAGGCGTTGGAGTAGTTGCCCTGCAACGCCTGCGTCGTCTGCGTTCCACCCTGGGTGATTGCTGCGGCATCAGCAGCCCGGGCCTGTTCGAGCTGCTTCTGGGCCAGGTTGTACTGCGCCGGGTTGAACGGCTGCAGCGCCTGGCCCTGGAAGGCGGGGAGGGTGGTCTGCTGCAGGGCCAGCGCCGGGCCACGCGCCCCGAGCACGGAGAGCATCTGGTCGAGCATCGCCTGGGTGAGCCCGGCGGCACCACCACCACCACCGCCACCGCCACCGCGGCCACCACGACCGCCGCCACCGGGACCGCCGGGTGCCGCGGGTGACCCGGGCAGCGAGCCGGGGTTGGCCATGTAGCTCGACATGAAGCCCTCGTAGTCACCGCGCTGCGCCGGCGTGGTGCTCGAACGCCAGAATTCGGTGGCCTGCTGCCGACCCGGGTCGTTGTAGTACGACTGCTGGGTGGCCCAGTTCTGGGGCCCGGCGCTGCGCATCCCGGCAACCGTCTGGTTGATCTGCTGCGGACCGCGGTTGGCGTTGGTGTTCCGCGGGCTGGCGCTGCTCGTACTGCTGCGGCCGCTGCCGCGTTGGTTCATCCGTGAGCGCCAGTCGCCCCATCCCCGTCCTGCCATCACAAACCTCCAAACACTGAGCGCAGCGCCTCGACGTTCTGCGCGGCGAATGCAATCTCGCGTTGTTTCTGCAATTCGAGGTCCGCCAGCGCCGAGGTGCGCTGACTGCCGTACTGCGCGGCATTGAGATCGAACTGCCTGAGCTGCTCGGTGAGATCGTTCTGCATGTTGCCGTACTGGCGCGTGTAGTCACCGAGGTAGTTGGACATCGAACGCTGCATCACGCCCGAGCGGACACCACCGCCACCGAATCCTCGCTGTCCGAACTGCGAGGTGAACCCAGGGACCGAGCGCTTGAACCCGGACTGAAACTCCGACAGATTGCGGTTGCCGCGCTGCTGCGACAACGTGCGAGAGTAGGTGTTCGCCGCCATCTGCGCGGCGTACTGATCGTTGACCCCACGCCGTGCGGACTCGTAGTAGCCAGCGTCAGTGATCGCCATCAGTCGGTCCTGATGATGTAGGTGATGACGCAGAACTCGGGGATCTGGTCGATCCCGGCGGTGCCCTTCTTGCCAGAGTTGCCGGTGTACGACGGCACGTTGACCGGGTGGGTGTGGCTGGCCGACTGCGATCCCGAGTCACCGGTGAACGACGGGATGTTGTGCGTATCAGTGCCGTCCACCGGGCTCGTGCCCGTGGTGTCTTGCCAACGCCGCGCCACGTAGCCACCGCCGGTACCACTGATCGACGTCACCGCGTCGTACCTCAAGGTGTGATTGTGCGACCCGTGATCATGGGTGATCTTGTGCGTGTGGTTCGCTGACTGGATGCCCGAGTTGAACTGCCCATGGTCATGGGTGATCGTGTGGTCGTGTTCGGGCAGCGAGGCCTCGTACGAACCGCCGGTCTTGCCCACCGTGGAGAACCGGGTGTCGGCGGTGTCGACACCGACCGGCACCCGGTGCCGGAAGTCAGGCAGGTTGAACGTGCCACCGGTGCCGCCGTAGCTGTACCCCAGCACGCCATGGAGGATGGGGAAGGCGGCGACCTGTAACGCCGATCCGTCACACAGCTTCCATCGTCCCGAAGGTGGATTCATCGAGCCGTACATCAGCATCGTGCCGATCGGCAACATGGCATCGACGTACGCCTTGCGTGCCGCGTCGTTGGCATTGAGCGGTTCGGCGTCGACCAGCTGCAACGGAGCCTGCATGCGGACCCGACCGTCGCGGGCGATGACCTCGGTGTTGAGGTAGCCGACCAGCTCGTCGTTGTTGTCCTGTACCTCGGCGGCATCAGCGGCGGTCAACGGCTCGATCGGATTCGGATAGGTGAACGCGGCCACTAACGGAACCTCCTCATCACGACCTTGAGAATGATCGCATCAACACCCCAACGGGCCCCCGGTGTCATGCCTTGGACCCGCAGCTGCAGGGCCTTGCACAACCCGTAGCTCGATCCCCGGCGGATCGATGCCCCCTGCTTGGCGAGACTAGTGATCACCGGTGCTGCGCCAGTCTCGTTCCAGCGCGTCCCATCGTTCCAGTTGAATGCGTTCCAGACGGCGGCCACCTGGCCGGGGACTTCCGGCGGGACGGCGTTGATCCGACCGGCGGGGACGGTCAGCGTGTGTTGCCGCCTGGCACTGAGCTCCTCGTAGTCGCGGTAGCTGCGGACCTGCAGGTCATGATCGTGCCCGGTGATCCGGCAGATGAAGTTGGGCCGGCGGAATGACTTCTTGCGTGTTGGCCAGTCGTTGGTGATCCACGGCGTGCGGTACACCGACTCGAACGGCTCGTCACCGGGCGACCCCATCATGATGATCTCGGCGTCGGTGTCGGTGACGATGTAGCCACCGGTCTCGGTGGAGCGGGCGGCAGCGGTGTTGTATCCGAGCACCGACCATTCCCACACGGCGTCGACGGCCTGCTCATTGTTGGCCATCAGGCGCACGACGCAAGGCACCTCGGGGTTGCGCAGCACGGCCATCGGGCGGATCTCCGAGTCGACGTTGGACCCGGCGACGAGCGGTCCCGGTGCACCGGAGGTTGAGGCGTAGTACGTCCATGCGCCCTCACCGACCGTGGGATCGAAGACCAGCGCCCCGATGCTCTCGTCGGTTGCCCCGTCGTAGTCCCACGGCAGGGTCACCCACAGCTTGCGGCCCATCCAGCCGACCCACACGAGGTCGGGCCGATGCAATGATTCGAGGGCGATGCGGATCTGCGTGCTGATCTCTATCGGGCGCTCGCCGTTGTAGGCGTAGATGCCACCGCGGTCCGATGCCGAGTAGAAGAACACAGCCTGCTCGTTGCGTCCGACCCCTTGCGGGGACACGGCACCGATCGTCGACGACTTCTGCACGAGCTGCCAGGAATCGGCGTCGTAGCCGTACAGCGCCCAGATCGAGTCGTTCTTGAAGATCAGCAGATGATCCTCGTAGCTCATCAGCGCGGTGATCTTGGAACCACCGGTCAAGATGTCGATGAAGTCGGCCTGCGCCCAGTCCTCGGGGCTGGTCGGATGTGACCAGCGCACCCGGTTGGGGTGGGCGACTCCATCCTCAGAGATGTTGGCGGCGAACATGTATCCGGAGTGCGCCTCGGTCATCTCGCACTTCGGACCGACGTTGCCCAGCGGGTTGAGGTAGTCGTCGTTCCACGATCCCGACGCCGCTTCGGTGAGCAACAGGGGGGCGAGCTCGAGGCGACGGCGCACCATCTGATGTCCTTTGCCGCCGCTGATGTACACGTCGTCGCCGAACCCGACGAAGTCAGCGAGGTGCGGGTAGGCGTTGACGGTGATCCCGAGGTCGTAGAAGGTGCCGTCCGGGTGGCTGTAGAACACCTTGTTGTTGGCCGCGACGTAGACCATGTCGGTGCCGTCCGAGAACTGGATGAGGTAGGCGCGGTGCGGGTCCCACGGATCACCTTCGGGGACGATGTTCTGCGACCAGCGATCCCAGCCACGCCGTGTGTAGATGCCGCCGACCGGGTCGATGGTGATGTTGCGCATCTCCGGTGACTCGTTCGAGTTGAGCTGGAACTGGTTCTTGCGGAGGTTCAAACCACCGGTGAAGTCGATGAGGTTGATCGGCTCGCCACGGTTCGGCATTACGGCGCTACAGGTGGCCCCCACACCACCGGGTTGAAGGTGACGGTGGCAGTTGGCACGCCGAGGTTGAACACCAACGGGCGATGGTGGCGCGGGCGACAGATGGCGTTGTGGGCGGTGGTGAACCCATTCTGCCAGCGCGTCATGTAGACGTTCTCGAGCACCTCGTCTTCCTGCTGGGCGTAGGCCAGGGCGATGGCGTAGTGCGCCAGGAGGATGTGCAACCGCGGGTCGCAGTCCGGCTCGGCACCGGCACCACCGAGCAACCAGTCATGCGACAGCCGGTAGCCGCGCAGGTGGTAGTGCCGTTCGGCGGTGCCCGGCGTGGGCCACAGCACGATCTCGCGTCCATACAGCGAGTACGACGCCGGCGTGGCGGTGCCCGCTGACTGGCCTCCGATGAAGTTGTCCTCACCCGCTTCGTTGGAGATCTGGATGAGACGCACACCGGTGCCCCGGTCGATGAGCGCCATGATCCCCGCCGGGTCGCAGTCGGCGGGCATGAACACTGTGCCGTCCGCCGGCAGGTAGGCGACATCCCACCGCGTCTCGTAGAACGGCCAGCGGACTTCGAGGGCGATGGTTCGCTCGAAGCCCTCGGAGAAGTAGGCGTCGAGGAGCGGGTTGGGCAGCTCCTCTTCGTCGACGTCGAGCTGGGTGCGGACGTAGTCGCGCAGCTCTTGCAGGTTCACTGCGACCGTCTGTTCTCTGGTTCGTGCCAGACGCAGTAGTCACCGCCACGCACGGCGGGGGCACCGCACGTCCCGTTCTTCGCCCAACACCCCCGGGGCCCGGCGTGCGGCGGCCGTGGCTTGGGCTTCTTGTAGGGCGCTGTGGAGTGCAGGGCCGGACCAACGTCGGGGGCTGCGGCATTCCCGACCGTCGATCCGGCCCGCTCACCGACGAGCTGGTTGGCCGTCACCGGTCCTTCGCGACCTACATGTTGCGTGGTCCCGTACGGTCCCGATTCGCTCATCGTCTCTCCTCGATTGTCCCCGGAGGCAGGGGAGCACCTCCGGGGTCACGGGCTCACGGGGTCGTGATTTCGCTGACACTCGTGAGCTTGAAGTTGCGCCGACGCTGACGCGTGGTCATGTTGCCGTACGTCGTGATGAAGCTGTAGCGAGCATCCACCGACGAGGCGAGACCGGTCGTCGCATTGGCCGACGCCATGTTGCCGGACAACCCCTTGGAGAACGGCGTCTGAGCGAAGTTGCGCTGGGAGTGGATGACCATCCCGACGTACTTGCTGTTGAGGCCGTACACGACACCGGGCGGGCAGTCGAAGTCCCAGTAGATCGGCGTCTGCTTGAACAGCAGGTTCATGAACCCGAGGTTCGCCGTCTTCGTGTCCGTGTAGCGGACCTGCGGGGTGAGCGTCGACTCGTAGAACTCGTAGACACCCTGACCGGTGAAGATGGCATCGACCCGGTCCGACCCGGAGTCCGAAGCGAGGTGATAGGCGTTGGACAGCGCCTTCTCGAGCCCGGTCGCATCGACTGCGCCGACATCGACAACCACCGACTTCCAGAATTGATTCCCCGCCACCGCCGGGTCGATGCCGCCCACCGGGGCGACGTCGTCGATCAGCGTGTCGAGGCTGTAGAAGTCCTTGGTCGGGTCGGCGAGACCACCGAGCGTGCCGTAGATCTGCTTGCTGAGACGGTTCTTGAGCGTCTCTTCGGCCTGCATCACCTTGGCTTCGAGCAGGTTGATCGCCTGCGCCTTGCCGTTGTTCATCGCCTCTTCGAGACCGGAGATGGCGATCGTCGCGTACAGCTGACGCCACGGATATTGCGCCGCCGAGATCCCTTCCTGCGGCGTGATCTGCAGCTGCTGCCATTCGGAGTAGCTGCCGGCCTCGCCTTCGGCGTAGATGATCGGCTCGACGATGGAGATGCCTCCGTCGACGGTGCGCACGCGCCCCTTCGACATGAGGTAGTTGAGCAGCGGTCGACCCTGGAAGATGTTGTTCGTCAGGGTCTTGCGGTAGTTGTGGAGGGTCGTCGTCAGGATGTCATCCCACGCGACCGGTACGTGTGCGGGGTTCGCCGCCATGTGGCCGTCCTTGGTAGAGGGTTCGGCCTACGGGCCTCCATGCTCTCGCAACGACGCTTCGTAGGCCTCCGATAGAGACATTTGTCCCTCGGCAGGCCCCGGCATCGACCCGCCCGCGCTGTTCGCGGATGGTCCACTACCGACCAACTGACTGGCCCGTTCCCCTGCGGCCCGACGCTGCTCTTCTTGCTGCTGTCGGGTCTCCTGCGCCTGTTGCCGAGCCTGATGAGCTCGATCGAACGCGATGTTCTTGTAGATCATGTCGAACGACTCTGGGCCCATGTTGGCTTGCAGCGCCGTCTGAATGACCTGACGAACGGTGGCCTGGTCTGCTTGGTACCTGCTCTGGAGCCCACTGATTGCGGAGCGCAACACTCGATCAGCTTGCTCGTACTCACGCTGCTGCATCAGTTGCCCGATGACCTGCTGCTGTTCGTCGAGCCGTCTCTGGACTGGGTCCGAGTACGCGGGTTCATCATCCAGGCCATCGTCGTAGGACGGCTGCTCCCAACCTTTCGGTGGTGGCGATTGCCCGAATTCGATTCCAGCTCTTCGAGCCAGGAGTCGGAGGGTCTCCTCCGGTTGTGTCTCTAGCGCCCGTTGAAGCGTCAGTGCGTATTCCGCTTGTTGACGCTGGGTCGCCAGCTCCTGGGTCTTGCGGGTGTAGTCAGCCGTGCGGCTGTACCCGTCGAGTGCCTCTCGCAGGGGCACCTCGAGTGTCTCTCCCCCCACCTTGACGGGGACGTAGCGGTCCGCGTACTCGGTGGGATCGAGGTACTCGCGGTACTCCGATTCCGTATCTGTGGTTTGTTCGTCTCCGCTGGATTGCCCGCCCTCTGCGGGGCCAACATCGTCCGAACTAGGTTCCCCTCCTTCTTGGAAGGGGTTGTAGTCCGACACGTCGAGTCCTTCCGGTTGCTCAGTGCCTGGTCGCTGTAAGTAAATCACATGGCGTCAACCACCGAGCGCTTGCAGCAGCTCGGGTGGCATCTGGTCCATCAATTCCGGTGGGATCTGCGGCGGTCCCATCGGCATCTGTTCGATCGGCGGTCCGCCGCCCATCTCGGCGGGCACGGGCATCGCCTCGGGTGGTGGCATCTGCTCGCCGGCGGGCAATGCCGGCTGCGGACCGGGCTGGCCTTCGGGCCCTTGCGGTGTCCCGCCTTCCTGCGGCACACCCTGCTGGCCCATGCCGGCCTGCTGTTCCATCGGACCGTTGAGCAGCTGGCTGACGTCTTTGATCTGGAACCCGTACTGCAAGACGTAGCGAGCAAGGCCGAGGGGGTTGACGACACCCGCACCCACGAAAGGTGCCATCGCATCGACGAGCTGCAACGCCGACTGACGCCGGAACGACTCGTTGCGCGGCTCTGTCGAGCCCCCCTCGACCTCGAAGTCGTAGCTCCCTTGGAGGTAGTCGGCGTCGTAGTTGATCCACGCGCGACCGGCAACCGACGTGATCCGGGCGACGTGGTCGCCGGTCAGGAACTGCTGCATCAACAGCACGATCGCCTCACCGCACTCGGCGAGGAACGTCTCGACCTTGGCCAGCTTGTCGCGGGCACGGGAGTTGGCGGCGTCCTGGATCATCGCCGCCTCGGTGGCCGTGCGGCGGATGTTCCCTTCCGGCGCGCCACGGGCGTAGTCGCTGACGCCGCTGACCGTGTTGATGTCCTCTTCGATCAGCTGGCTCTGGTTGTACATGTCCGGCGGTGTGCCGATCGAGGGCAGCGGGGCGATGTAGTTGGCCGGGTTGACGTCACCGATGATCGGGATCATCGTGTTGTCGACGTCGGACTCGAGGGCGCGCACGCCGTCCTCGTCGAACATGTCCCGGGCGTAGACCCATTTGCGAGCGAACCGCTTGCGGTGGTTCATCATCTGGTTGCGGGTCTCGTTGAGTTCCAACTGCAACGACTCGATCGATTCCAGATCCGACATCGGGTAGAAGTGGTCGGGGATCTCGTAGTTGCGGATCATCTTGAACGGGCAGAACGGGTAGGGCATCGGGGCCGGCTTGATCAGGAACTGGCTGTGGCCCTGGCCCGGTCCGCTGCCGTCCTTGGAACCTTCCTCGTCACCGTCGAGGGCGAACGTCGAGATCTCGTTGCGCTTGAGGTCGTAGAACTCGAAGATCTCGCAGTACGACAACGCGCCCTGGTCGGGCTTGTCCTCGCCGCCGCGGCCATCGGCATCGCTGGTGTCCCACCGTGACCAGCTCGTCCCGTTGACGACCTTGCGCGCCTTGGGGTCGTAGCGACTGTCGACCTTGACGTCCTGCAGGATGCGCCAGGTGCGTTGGGCGATCCAGCGCATCTCTTTGGGATGGCGGGCGTCGGGGTCGACGAACATGTCGAAGATCGAGATGCGCTCGAGGAACGGTCGATCGTCGTAGATGTGCAGCTCCGACTCGGTGTTGCCGGGGACCGGTTCGCGATCGTCGACGCCTTCTGCGTCACCGGTGTCGATCGTGTTCTCGGTATCGGCTTCCCCGGACGCTTTCGACTGCGGTTCCTTGACGAACTTGTAGCCGGCCTTGATCCATCCGTGACCGCAGACGATCCAGTCGTCGACGGCCAGGCGGATCTCTTCTTGATAGCGGTGCTGTCGCCACAGGTAGTTGAGCACCTCTTCGACGATCACCGCCTGGGGTGCGCTGTCGGGCTTGCGGGCGTTGACCACGAAGCGCGGGTTGTTGATCGCCACGGACGGGGCGATGACGTTCTTGGTAGCGAACATCAAGTTGACGATCAGCTGGTCGTTGCGCGAGTTGCCCTCGTACTGCTTGCCCTTGTAGAGGTCGATCATCCGCTTCCACAGCAAGTCGTAGTTGTCGCTGTCGCGCCAGTTCTTCGACCGTTCGATCTCGTCGCGGCAGAACCGCAACTTCTCCGACAGCTTCATGTCACCTCGTTGGCGGCAGGCCACCAGCCGATGGCGGTGATGGTGGTGGTGGCGGTGGTGGCGGTGGCGGTGGCGTCGTGGTCTCGCCAGGGACCGTCGTCGTCGTCGTCGTCGACGAAGGCGGAGGAGGCGGAGGCGGCGGCGCGGCGGTGGTCGTGGTGTCGGAGCCATCGGGGCACACGTCGGCGTGGGAGACCTCCTTGTCCTGGAACGTCTCGGGGATGATGTAGCCCGCCTCCTGGAAGCCGACCGAGACGTGATCATCACCGGCCTTGATCCACACCTCCCCGGCGACCGGTGTCGCCCCCGGACCAAGGTCGGAGACCAGGCCGGGGCAGTCAGGGTGGTTGGACCCAATCGCTTGGACGACGGGCACGGCGACGGCGGTGCTCGCCGCAAGGGCACACAACGCCAACAGGATCTTCATCTCTTACCTTCCATAGTTGCTTGCTGGTTCGACATCTACGCCAAGGACGCGATCGCCGAGTATGTCAGCACGGCGTTCGGCGATCGTGGAATCGTGGAAGGTTCGACGGGTGTAGCCGCCGCCACCCCGGAAGGTGAAGCCGATGCTGCGCATGCGGCAGAGGAAACACAGTTCGCAGCCGGGCGTCTCTTCGACGCGCACAACGCATTCGCGACACAGAGTCATGCCGGATGCCGTCGTCACGGAGCCCGACCGCCGACCCAGGCGGAGCCGGTCCAGCAGGTTTCACCGGGGGCACCAGCGAGCTGGGTCTGCACGTACTGACCGGACGTCCACGCCGTCGCCGGCGAGGCGGTAATGCCGGTCATTGCTGCCGGGCTGACCGGCGGTGTCGACCCGGACGGAGTCCACGTCCCCGGCGTGCCGGCGGTCGCCCCGGTTGCCGGGATGGCCGCAGGCCCGTGGTCGCTGGCTCCCCCTCGAGTGATCGGACGCTGCCGATGCCAGCGGAAACTCGTTCGCTTGGTCGTGCGCGCGGGCGGTGAATGCATGCGGACTTGGGCCATCATCTGCTCCTGACGTAGTGCTTGCCGATTGGCGTGCGCTCGGTGCGAGCGTTCGCTTGCTTGTCCAGCTCCCCGAACATCATGCGCTCGAAGTAGCCGAAAGTTCCAGGGGGCGGGGTGGTGATCGGCTGATACTCGCGCAACCAGACGTACTTGAGCATCTGGGTGGCGATCGCCAATGACATCACCCGGTCGTCGTGCGGGCTGCCGTGCATCTTGCCGTCGCCCTCGCGGATGAACGTGCGCAGCTCGGCGTGCGTGTCGGAGTCGGGCACCATCAGCTCGCCGTCGCGCAGCGCCCGGTTGAGCTCGTCGATGGCCACCGGCTTGGAGATCGCCGTCGTCCGCCATCCCAAGATGTCGGTGTGCTGGGGTGTCTGGCCACGGTTGAGCGGGCGCTGGCGGTAGATCGGGTTGTAGCCGACACGGTGCAGCGCCTTGTTGGTGGACAGACCGTGGTTGTTGGCCTCGATGCCGATCAGCGCCTGGTTGTACCAACGCCCCAGGTTGAACAGCACGTCGCTGCCGAACAGGTCGGCGTCTACTCTGGCGTGATAGCACGCGACCACGCGACGCGACTTGGCTTCGATCACGAAGGCGC